CCCGACTGCCCCGGTCACGCCCTCCGCTGTCGTCGGGAGGCCGAGGGCCCCGGCCACCTGCCCTAGGCTCGTCTCGACCGTGGCCGTCAAGCCTGGGAAGGCCGATCTCGCTCCCTCCATGAACGTAGTCACCAGCGACGAGCCGCTGGCCGTCAGGTCGGACAGAGGACCGGTGCGCGCGTCCGAACCCGGAAGTAGGTCTCGGACTTCAACGATGTTGGTCGAGAACCACTCGACAAGTCCGGCCCACTCGCGCTGGATGCGGTCCCTGATTCCGTTGATGAGCCCGGCTCCCCACTCGACGGCCTGCGTCGCCAGCCCGGTGAAGAAGCTGGAGATCGACTCCCACAGCCCCGAGAAGAACGCGGCGATGCCAGCCCCGAAGCTGGTGAGCAGCGAGACGAGGGGGCTGAAGAGCTGTCCGAGCCACTCGATCGCGGCCGTGAAGCCGGCCACGATGCCGGCCCACATGTCGGTGAAGACCTGGGCGATACCGCTGGCCAGGGAGACGAAGAAACCCGACACGGCCTGCCACGCCGTCGACAAGCCTGACGCGATCGCGTTCCACGCCGCCGTCGCCGCTCCGGAGATCGCCGTCCACACGCCCGACAGGAAGTCGGAGATGGCCTGGAAGCCCCTCATGATCGGCTGCACGATGGGCTGGTTGACGTTCTCCTCGTACCAGGGCTCCGCCCACGCTCGCCACGGAGCGTCAGCCGCAGTGAGCCGCTGCCAGAAGACCGACATCCGCCGACCGAACTCGGCAAACGGTTCCCAGATCGCTGCCGCTGTCTCGGCCACCGTCGCCGCGACCCCAGCTCCCCACTCGACAAGCCCTTCCCACCAGTCGACCACCGCCTCCCAGGCGGCACTGAACGCCTCCCCGACAGCCACCGCCCATCCAGCGATGACTCCTCCGAGCCACCGATAGAACCGGACGACCTGCACGATGATCAAAATCACCCCGACGATGAGCGCCACGAACAGAATCAGAGGCAGCATCGAGATGAGCCACAGGACCCCGAGCAGCACGACGGCCGCCGCCAGCACGGTCGTGACGAGCGCCACGAAGGCCGTGAGCACGACGATGACGACACCGATGACCTGGCCGAGTGTCCGCCAGAAATCCATGTTCTCCGAGAACTGGAAGCCCAGCGCAGACAGGCCCTCCTCGATCGTGTTGAAGACCCAAATCCAGGTCTCGATCCAGAACTCGAAGACGGCGACGAGGACCTCGACCGTGGGAACGATCACGTCCCTCAAGCCGGCCCATACCTCCTCGATCCGCCTCGTGAGGGCCAGGATGTTCAGCACGCCGTTCGTCAGGCCCCGGTCCTCGAGCTGGTCGATGATGGCGGCGCTGATCGAGCCGTCGTCACTCTGGAAGAAGTCGACGAGCGCTGACCACATCAGGCGGATGTCCGAGATCCAGTCGTTGACGAAGTCGGCCAGCCCTCCAAGATTCCGGCGATACGCCTGGTACAGCGCAACGCTCCAGCCGATGAGCACTGCGAAGAACGAGCCGAAGGCGGCCGCCACGGCGACCACAGCCAGCAGCACGTAGCCGAGGGTAGTCGCGATCCCTGCCAGCGTCGCCGCCCCGGCCGTGACGATGGGGATGAGGCTGGCGAGCATGAACAAGAAGCCGCCGAGGGCGATGAGCAACGTCCCCAAGGCAAAGCCGAGGGCAACCACCGCCACGATGGTGAAGCCGATGGCCTGGCCGACGATCGGGTTGGCCCTGATGAGCTCCAGGAACCTGTTCAGGATCGCCCTCGTCACGTTCATCAGAACTCGAAGCGTGGGCGCCAGCGTCTCGCCGAGCAGGATGAGGATCGTCTGGATGGTTCCTTGGATGAAGATCCGAACGCCCCGAGCCGTGTTCTCGAACGACGCTGCCGCCTGGCGGCTGACGCCGTCGGCCTCGCGAAGCCGGGTGACCAGAGCCCGGATGCCGGCCCCGCCGGTGAGCCCTGTCATCTGGTCACGGAACTCGGCCATGGCGTTGGCCACACCGCGACCTCGAGGCCCGAGGATGCCGAGCAGGCGGGTCATTCGATCCGCGTCGTTCCGGGCGTTCTCCATGCCGTCCGCGATGTCGGCCATGATGTCGATCATCGGACGGATGTTGTCGTTGGCGTCGAAGACCGAGATCCCGAACAGCTCCATCGACTCTTGGATGTTCCGCATCGTCGGCGAGAGCTGTCGTCCCGACGCCTCGGCCATCCGAATCCGCCGCTCGTTCATGATCAGCCGGTCACCGAGCTGCCGGAGGCCCTGCCCCGCCTGGGCGGACAGCTGACCCGTGCTCCGCAGGATACCTGCGAAGGCGAAGAGCTCGGACGACGGCATGCGGAACTGCCCGGAGCTGGCGATGTCGCCCACCGCGTTGATGACGATCGGCAGGTTCTCGAACTGCAGGTTCGTGTTCCTGGTCGCCTCCGCGAAGGCATCCATCATGTCTCGAGCTGACTCGCCCGAGCCCCGCATCTTGTTCAGCGCAGCGGCCACCGCCCCGGCTGCCGTGGGCAAATCCAGGGTGCCGGCGGACGCAGTGGTGACATCAAGGACGGCGTTCAGCGACTCGTAGGTGGTCGTCGCGTCGATACCAGCGGCACGCAGCATCCTCAAGGCGGACGCCGCCTGGGCCGGTGAAAACTGGGTCGCGAGACCTGTCTGGATGGCCGTGTCGCGGAGCCTCTGGAGTTCATCGCCGGATGCGTTGGCGACGAACTGCAACTGCGACATCTCGACTTCGAAGTTCTCGGACTCCCTGATCATAGGCTGGAGAACACCGCGTCGAGTGATCTCCGCTACCCCAAGAGCCGAAGCGCCGAGAGCTGTCGCAGCCCCCGCCGCCATCTGCAAGCCCTGCTGCACTCCCCGGCTACGATCGCGAGCCCGTCGCTCCGCGTTGTCACCGGCCCGGTTCAGTCGGTCGAATTGCCGCTCAGCCAGCGAGACGCCACGGACGACGCCTTGTGCGTCGAGCTCGACGGCAATGCCGAGCATCAGTGTCTGTCCCGCTCCTGCTGGCATCTCTACCTCTTTCCGGCGAGCGCCTTCCAGCGCTGGTTCTCTTGCTTGATCAGCTCATTGACCCTCTCAACATACTCTATACGACGCCAGCTAGGAAGACGAAGTACTTCGTCTTCACTCCAGCCGTAGCGGTGGGCAAGGTGGTGGACCTGGTCTACAAGCGACTTCTGCAGCTCGTCCCGCTGCTCGTCGCTCAGCCGAAAAAAGCCGAGATGTCGATGACCGCTTCGAGCTCATCGTACCCACAGTTCATGCAGGTGACGATCTCCCACATCTTCATGCCGGGGGCCTTGTCCCGGATCAGGTTGAAGAGCAGCTTGCGGTCGCGGGACTTCAGGCGAGAAGTCACGGTCTGATCGATGTTCTCCAAGTCCCCCAGCCGGACGATGCACGCAGCGAGGATCGCCGTCATCGCCTGGCCGGGGTTCTCCTGCATCAGGTTGGCGACGGCCTCTTGGTCGGCACCCCTGGGGAAGCGCATCGTGCCCTTCTTGTGGAGCTTGGGCTCCTCCCCCTTTCGCCCCGTCTCGACGTAGCCCCGAGCGAGCTCGAAGTCGAACTCGAGGGGCTTGTCCTCCGGCCACTCCACGACCGGCCGCTCCGAGATGTAGACGTCCTCCTCGTGGACCTGCCGGCACCGAGGGCACTGCGCTCGCAGCTGCGTCCGGTCCCGGTCCGAGAGGAGCTGGATGCGGGAGAACAGGAAGTCGCGATCGATCTGGTACATCCGCCGGGGGATCATGTGGTCGATCGGCGTGTCGGGGTTGCGCTTCCGGGGCACCACCCCCTCGATCTCCTGGATGGCGCGAGCGAGCACCAACGTCAGGCCCTTGGCCGTGTTGCCGCCCGTCCGCTTCTTGTTGGCGAGCAGAGCCTCGTCCACGCCGGACAGCTCGTCGATGACGACGTCGCGGTAGCGGGCGCCGTCCTTCTCGATGCCGATGGGCAGGCGAACGTGCTCGGAGGGTTCCACCTTCTGGGTGGTCAGGTCGTCGGTCATGCTGTCTCTCCTGTCGTGGCTTCTACCGAGTCAAAACGTGTCAGCTGCGTCAGGTACTACCCGGTGATCAGCACCTGCTTCTTGATGCCCTCGTTGGCGACGGTGAGCGACTCGATCGCCACGTCGTTCGCGCTGGCATCCAGATCGGGGTCAGCGTCCTCCGCCGGCCAGGCCCGGTAGATGGTCCACTTGATGGCCCTCTCCCCAGCCTTGTTCTTGAGGTAGACGACGATGGTCCGTCGGAAGTCCTCGCCTCCCTGCGCACCCTCGACGTTGTCCAGGTTGAACACCTGCTCGATCCAGTCGACGAAGTCGGTGTCGGTGCTCATGCCGCGCTCGAAGACCACGTCGTCATACGACGACTGGCCGGTGAGCTTCCGCGGCGTCTCGTTCTCGCCGCCCTCGCGGTACTCGATCTTCTCGACCGTGTGCTTGAGCCCGGTCACCTTCGAGAAGCCGGCTCGCACGAAGCCGCCGACCTCCACCTCGAACTTGAAGTTGCGATACGGATCTGGCATGTCCCTCTCCTCTCCTAGCCCGGCACTAGGCCGGATAGCGCATCACGCGCCAGAGATTACGCCTCGACGACGCTCGTCCCGCCCTCGAACTGGGTGAACCAGAACTGGACGAACTCACCAGGCTTCTGCGGTGCCAGCCCCACCTCGGAGATGACCTCGCCGTTGTCGATGTTGGTCTGGTCCATCACGCCGTCGGTGACGCCCGACTTGATGTAGAACGCCAGCTTCTTGTCTGACGTCGGGAAGGCCCGACGCGGCATGAGCCCGGACAGGAACTCGTCGACCTTGTCCTTGAGCGAGCTCCAGAGGCGGAAGTCGTTGTTCCGCAGGACCGCCCACCTGGTGCTGTCCGCGATGGACTTCTCGCAGAACTGGAACATGCGGAGCGTGTTGATGTACCTCCACTTCTTGTCCGGGTTCTGGTCGAGCGTCCGGCCACCCCACACCAGCACGGGCGCGTTGCGTCCGAACTTCCGGATGACGTTGACCCCGGCGACGTTGAGCAGGCCGTGCTCGGTGTCGTCGTAGACCGTCGCCACGTCCTGCGCGTCGATGACCTCGCCGTAGGAGCCCTCGCCGCCAGGCGTCTGCCAGGGACCGCCGTTCGGGTCCGGCAGCGTGTCGACGCGAGCCCGGATCCCCATCATGGCGCCCACGCCAGCGATCGAACGCTTCGCGGTGGCCGAGGGCTGGGCGGGGTCGAGGACCTTGATGCCGCCGGCGTACAGACACCCGTACTTCGTGTTCGCGCCGAGCGTCGTCTTCCGGTAGGCGATCGCCGCCGTCGCGTCGATGCCGATCGTCGTGTAGCCGATGAACTCCAGGAAGATCTTCGACTGCGCGTAGGACAGCGCGGCGTGGACGGGGGCGGCGTTGTTGTTGCCGACGAAGCAGAAGGGCATGAACTCGATGTCGGCGTCCATGGCGTACAGGCCGGTCCGCCCGGTCTGCGAGCCGATCCAGTCGGCGTCGACCAGGCCGATCGTCTCGTCGGTGCCGCCCGTGAGGGAGACCTTGTCCGAGTCGGTGGCCGGGGTGTCCGCGCCGAGTCCTGGGGGAGTCGCGTCGAGGTCGGTCGCCACGATATGTCGGGAGCCCGAGGCCTCGTCGTTCATCACCGTCTCGACGTAGTTGTCGGCGACGTCGAGCATCGACATCTGGTCCCAGACCTCGACCTCCTCGTTGTCGACGTAGACGCTGACGGTGAACTCCATGGACTCGACCGTGGTCGCCGCGACCAGGAAGCCGTTGGCGAAGGTCGTGCCGTCGAGGTCGGCAAAGTAGGTGACCACGCCGGCCGTCACGACCGCTCGAGTTTCGAGGATCGTGTGGTACTCGGTGTTGGTCCCGTCCGTCACCTTGATGACCGACTTGGCCGAAAGCCCGTCCAGGGTCGTGAGCTGCAGCGAAGAGTCGCCGAGCGTGATGGCCGCCGCCAGATCGTTGCCCGCTCCAGCCGACGCATGCTTGGGATCGCGGACGACCTTCACCGCCTTATCGTTCCCCTGCAAGCCGGGGCTCACGCTCCCGAGGTAGCCCGACTCGAGCTTGAGCGTGTTGTAGGTGGCCCCGGCAGCGGAGCCGGTGATCACCTCGACCGCGAGGCCGAGCACGGCCAGGCAGTCCTGCGAACCGGCCTGGAAGTCGAGCTCGCTGCTGGC